CTATCCTTGCTCAAGACCTTGCGAAATTTGAGCGCGGCGTGGCCAGACTTTGCCCTGCTGCTCTTGGTAATCAAGGGATTTTCGATGCTTTGGTTTCCTTCAGTTTCAACGTGGGCCTTGGAAATCTGCAACGCTCTGGGTTGCGGATGAAGACCAACCGGGGTGACTTTGAAGAAGCGGCTGAAGAGTTTATGAAATGGACTAAAGCTGCTGGTAAAGTTCTACCCGGCTTGGTTAAGCGCAGAAAAGACGAACGTGCCATGTATTTGTCGGGAGTTGTGTAATGCCTGCTTCGATGACTTTTACCAGCTTACAGTCCGACATTCGCAACTACCTTGAGCGAGGCGGCGCGACTGACCCTATTGTTTACGATCAGATTCCTCGTTTAATTACTTTAGCTGAACGACGAATTGCGCGTGAACTTAAGATCCAAGGGTTCCAGAATGTCGTGACAATGGCGATGCAAACCGGCGTTGCGGTGTATGCCAAGCCTGATCGGTGGCGCGATACGGTCAGCATTAACTACGGCACTGGTACTGGAAACAATACTCGGGTTCCTGTTTTCCCGCGTTCTTACGAGTACATCAGGCAGTATTGGCCGAATGAGACCGAAACTGATGCACCAGAGTTCTACGCGGATTACAACTATCAGTATTGGATTTTTGCGCCGACACCAGACGCGACCTATCCGGTAGAGATCCTGTATTACGAACTGCCGCCGCTGCTGGATGAGGCGAATCAGACCAACTGGCTTTCTGAGTACGCTCCGAATCTGCTGCTGTACGGGGCCCTTGTTGAGGCAACGCCCTTTGTCAAGGATGACCAACGTGTGCAGCTTTGGCAGTCGTATTATGATCGTGCGCTGGCGGCGTTGAACGGCGAAGACTTGCAGAAGATTGTTGATCGGTCTACGAACCGGCGTGAGGCATAATTATGACCGCATCCTTCACACAAACTTTCGGCGGCACGACGATTTATCCAAGTGATGTGTCGTATCGCTATGTATCTCTGACCATTAGTCAGACGCTGGATTGGCCTTTAGAGACTGCTCCGACGAATGACGTTGTGGCGTCCATCATGGACATCAATGCTACGACGACGAGTCTGGTCATTACGATGCCGGATGCGACTGAGGCCAGCAACGGTCAGACAGTGCTGTTTAACAACGTGGGATCAAACACGTTTACGGTTAAGACGAGCACTGGGGTGCAGATTTGCGCTCCGACTTCGGGCAGCACGTTTCAGATTTACCTGACGGACAACAGCACTGCGGCGGGCACTTGGCGGTCGTTCCAGTACGGGGCATCGGTTTCTGCGACTAACGCATCGGCTCTGGCTGGTCTTGGGCTGAAGGCGATTGCGACCACGCTGAACCAGTCTGCTCCGGTTTCGACGTTTAACACCAACTACACGACGGGTGTGAGCGACCGTGCCAAGGCGCTGATTTGGACGGGTGGTTCAGGAACCTTGAGCGTGACCGCTGCCCCGACTTTGGGCAACGACTGGTTTGTGCAAGTTCGTAACAACGGCACGGGCGATTTGACGATTGACCCCAATAGTTCAGAGTCGATTAACGGCGCTTCGACGCTTGTGTTGTCGCCGGGAGACTCCTGCATCATCGTGACGGATGGTGTTCAGTTCTGGACGATTGGTTTTGGCCAGTCTGCCATTTATGCCTTCAGCGTGTTGCAGATTGACGTTGCCGGTTCGGGTAACTACACGCTGTCGATTGCCGAACTGAACAAGACGGCTTATATCTTCACGGGTTTGCTGACTGGTAACCGGGACATCATTGTTCCGACGACTGCCCAGCAGTACTGGGTGAGCAACCAAACCACGGGTTCTTACACCTTGGGGGTTCGCACTTCGGGTCAGGCATCGCCGGGTGTGACGGTATCGCAGGGTGCGCGGGCCATCTTGTACTGCGACGGTACGGATGTGGTGGATGCTGATACGTCCACGATTGGTATCCCGCTTTCTGTGGCGCAAGGTGGTACGGGTGCTACGACGGCATCGGGTGCTAGAACCAATCTTGGAGCTACGACGGTAGGTAACGCGGTGTTTATTGCTGCGAGTACTTCAGCGGCCCAGATTGCCTTGGATCTTGACCCCATCAAGGGTGGCACGTACTAATGCCTTTGCAGCCAGTTGTTCTGCGTCCGCAACCCGGTATCAAGCGGGACGGTACGAAGTTTGAAGGCAACTATTACGTTGACGGGCAGTGGTGCCGGTTTCAGCGTGGCCTGCCGAGAAAGATGGGCGGTTATCGTGCACTGCAAGATCGGCTAGATGGCATTGCGCGTGGCATGCACATTCACAATCATAATGGATATACCTATGTCCATATTGGTACGTCGGATGGCGTGTTCCGGTTTCGCCTGAGCCAAAACGGCGCGAGCAGCATTGTCACCAATCGGACGAACCCGTATTACGTTAGCGACATTGATGCCATGTGGCATTTTGATGTGGCGTATAACACCACAACCAACCAGAACGAAATTCTGGCGCATGTATCGTCGGATCTGGAAGACATTTCATCTGATCAGAATGGCGCTTTGTATCGCGGTTACGACAACGGCACGGGCGCTTTGGACTTGGTTCCTGCGGTCACGGTGTCTGGTGGAATTGTGGCTCTTGCGCCGTATGTGTTTGCGTATGGCACCGATGGCTTTGTGCAGTGGAGCCGTGCGGGATATACGGATGACTGGAGCGGATCTGGCTCTGGCGCTGCCCGTGTAACCAGCCAGAAGATCGTCAAGGGTCTTCCACTGCGAGCCGGTGCTGGCAATGCTCCGTCTGGTCTCTTTTGGTCTTTGGACTCTTTGGTTCGTGCGACGTATGTAGGTGGATCGTCCATCTTCAACTTTGACACCATTACCTCGCAGTCAAGCATTCTCTCTGGGCAGAGCGTGATTGAGTACGATGGTTTGTACTTCTGGTGCGGCGTTGACCGCTTCTTGATGTTCAACGGTGTTGTACGCGAAGTACCGAATCAGCTTAACCTGAACTGGTTCTACGACAACTTGAACTATGCTCAGCGTCAAAAGGTCTTTGCATTCAAAGTACCGCGCTGGGGCGAGATCTGGTGGTGCTACCCCCGTGGCAACGCTACTGAATGTACTCATGCTGTGATTTACAACGTGCGTGAGGAAACGTGGTACGACACTGTGTTGCCCAATGGCGGGCGGTCTGCCGGTCAGTACGCGCAGGTATTTAGTTCTCCGCTGGTAATTGGTGTCATTGACACTGAGGCGACGCAGCCTATTTACCGCATTACGGACACGGGTGACTTGCGCGTAACTGAAGACGGTAGCCCCAGAATCATCAACGACCCGAAGGGGTATGTGGTGTGGCAGCACGAGTACGGAGTGGATGAGATCAACGGCACTCAGATCAGGCCGGTGCAGTCGTACTTTGAGACTTCTGACATGTCGCTTCTTGCTTCAGAAAACCCGCAAAACATGGCCCTTCGCGTTGAGATGATTGAGCCAGACTTTGTTCAGGCAGGCGACATGACGGTTCAGGTTACGGGCCGTGCCAATGCCAAGTCTGCTGAGGTTACGAGTGACCCACAGACCATTTACTCCTCTCCCCAGACCAAGCAGCAGCAGTTGGTGTATTTCCGCGAGATTCGTCGCGAGTTGCGCTTTAGGTTTGAGAGCAACGTGATTGGCGGCAATTACCAGATGGGGCAGACGATTGCTCACATTGAACCGGCTACGGGCACGATTCTGGGAGAGAACCCGTGAGTCTTTTAACAGACCCGCGATTTCATTCTTTGCAGAATTGGGCTGATTACACTGTGCTTGACTTAGAGTCTTATGGTCCTATTGCTCGTCTTGAGAAAGAAAACGAGTGGCAGAATTGGGGCGCAGGAATAATTGGGATTAATGGTATTTCTCAACGCAATCCGCCGTCGCCGTATCAGTTTTCAGACTGGCGTGAATGGGCTCTTCGGTTTTACCAAGTTTTGGATTAGGTGAGTCATGGCTAATTTCTACACTTATGGTGACATGCCTGATGTTGAAGAGGCCGTTTCTGGCATTTCTTCTAAAGAGATGGAGTCAATCCTGTCTCAATACAGTCCTGAGGCTGCGCCTGAGATGGCCCCTGCTGTTTCGGATGTAGGTGCTTTAGAAGAACTTTTGCCTGCTGAACAAGGGATTAGTGGCTCCGATGAGCAAGAACTGATTGCGGCTCGTGAAGCCCAGCTCGCTCGTGAAGCAGCCATGGCAGAGCGTGCAGAGGCGGAGGCCCGGACAGCCCGTGAGGCAGCGGCAGCGCGTAGGGAACAAGAGCGCATTGCAGCAGAGCAGGAGAGTTTGGCGGCTGCACGTGCGGCAGAAGAGGCTAGGGCTGCTGAGGCGGCTAGGGTTGCTGAGGCGGCTAAGGCTGCTGCGCCCCCTGCGGCTGTGTCTGCTCCGTCGCCCGTTGTTTCGTCAGTTTCTGGCCCCTTGTCTGACGTTGTTGCCGAAGACGTTGCCTCTGCAAAAGAAGCTCCTTTGAGCACTGCGGCTCCAGAAAAAAAGCCCCCAAGCTTTCTTGATCTTTATGAGGCTTTTGGCGCTAAGCCCTCTCTTTTGCCTAACTTAACAACTCCGGGCAGCGCAGGTCTTGATCTTGAGGCTGGCACTCTTTATGCCGACTCAAAAAACAAGGCTATTTCTGAGCACAATAAACAAGTTGAAAAGCTAACTTCTATGGGTCTTTTGAACCCCGAAATGAAGAAGGCGCTTGATGAGGGTTTGCAAAATCGGCTTGGTAATCTTGAAAAAGATCAGGCTAACTACGCGCAAACCCTTCCGCAAAGGCAGCAACTTTCAAAGCTTTTGTCTAGCAATCAATTTTCTGAAGCCTACAAGTATGCTCAGGAAAACAATTTACAAGGTCTGTTAACTGATCCTTCTCAGCTTAAAAATCTTCGTAGCCCCTTTACAAGGGAAGAGGCTAAGGCGTTTGTTAACTCAATGCCTGAAAGCTTTATTAAAAGCGCTGTAAGTAAAGAAGGTGCTGATTTTGACAAGCTTTTTAAATTTGATCCGAAGGGCGCTGAAGATCGCGGAGCATTTGTTTGGGGAACGACTGGTCCAGAGGGATTCAAAATCTCTGATACAGGATACCCAATGCTTGAACGCGCTCTTGAGATGAAGTCAAGCGAAAAGGAAGGAACTGGGTTTGATCTTCTAAAGGCAATTGCTATTGGCGCTGCTGTGTTTGGTGCAGGCGCTCTAATCAACACTCTTGCAACTTCTGCTGGGTTGGGATCAGCGGCAGCAGCGGGGGCTGGAACAGGAGCCGGAGCAACTGGGGCTGGAACCGCTGCCGGGGCGGCGGGCGCTGGCGCTGCGGGTGCTGGTGCAACGGGCGCTGGAGCTGGGGCGGCTGGTGCTGCTGGCGCTCTTCCGACATTTACAGTTACTACTGGTGCTGGACTCGGAGCCGGTACTGGAGCTGCTTTGACAGCGGGTGCTGGAGCAGCTGGGGCTGCTTTGGGGGGTGGCGGAGGAGGTGCAACAACTACAGCGCCTTCTGTAACCGAGCCTTCTCCGCTGGATACTGTAGTGGAACAGCCTCCTGTTACGCCTGAGCCTGAAATTGTTGTTACGGGGTCTAAGACTGCTGCAACTTCTCCATTGGCAACGGCAGCGCCTGTCACTGGTGCAGCAACCACTGTTGCGCAAGAGCCGATTACACAAAAAACCGCTCCTGAGCAAACGGCTCCAGAACAAGAACCTACTCAAGAAGATCTTGAGGAAATTAAAGTTACTGCTAAAAAAGTACAACCCTTAGATTTGGTGGTTTCGCCAGTTGAGCCTTTTGTATCTTCTAAGCCAAGTCCTTTGGACACTCCGTTTGAAGAAGCGCCTACTCAAGAAGACCTTGAGGAAATTACTGTTACTGGGAAAAAGCCTTTTGATCCCACGCTAACTCTTGGCACTGGCTCTTTGACTGAAGGCTTTACAGAGCCTAATGTTGATCCTGTGACTGGAGAGCCAGAAATTGTTGTTAAAGGAACTAAACCGCAGCCTTTGGACGTCAAAGATGTCGCTATTGGTGCAGTAGGTGCTGGCGCTTTGACTGAAGGCTTTAGAGAACCCAATGTTGATCCTGTAACTGGTGAGCCAAAGGAACCTTCAGAGGTAAAAAAAGAAATAGAGAAAATTGATCCTACCGCTGCTCCTCCTCCTACCTCCTTCTTAGACAAACTGAAGGAACTGCTGGGCGACTACGCCACTCCTGAGAACATCCTGAAGCTCCTTGGGGGTCTGGCGGCTGGAGCCTCTTCTTCGGGAACTGTGACTAAACCCACGGGAACTGGCGTCACTGGCGGTCTGGGCGGGGCGTTGCCGAAGTACGAAATCAAGCGTACCCAGTTGAGTCCGGACATTGACTACTACACCTACGGCACCCGTCCGGAAGCGCGGTTTTTTGAGTATGCCCAGAAAGTCGTTGAGCCGACGCAGCCACCGGCCAAGGAGCCTGAAACGGGCATGGCTACGGGGGGTCTGACAGGGTACGCCGCCGGAGGGTCTAACCGCTCCCGATATATGGCCGGAGAAGGCTCTGGTCGGGACGACAAGATTCCAGCACTTCTCAGCGATGGGGAGTATGTAATGGACGCTGAAACCTTGGCTCTTTTGGGCGACGGCTCAACCAAGGAGGGGGCCCGTAGAATGGACCAATTCCGTGCTAATATCCGGAGGCACAAGGGTCGTGCCCTATCGCGTGGCCAGATCAGTCCGGACGCTAAATCGCCTGACAAGTATATGGGCGGAGGGTTGACCTAATGAGCATCGTAGACTTTTTGTTCGGTGGCAAAGCCCCGACTGCTGGTTCGTCAACGACTACGACCAGCATTCAGTTGCCTGCATGGTATAACGAATACGCTGCGGACATCCTTGGCAAGTCTAAGGCCATTGGCGATCTTCCTTATGCGACCTATACCGGCCCGCGTATTGCGGACTTTACAACCACTGAGCGCGAAGGATTTGAGAAGGCCAAGACAGCGGCTGGAGCATACAAGCCGTCGCTGAAAGAGGCTTACGATGCCTTGGGGGCGTCCAAGAAGTACAGCGGCCTTGGGGCTGCGGAAGATGCCCTTTCTAGGGCAGAGAAGATGTCTGGGGCTGGTGCTGCGAGGGACTACTTCTCCAAGGCAGCGGGTGCTTCTGGGGTAGCGGCGGCGCAGCCTTATCTTGCTTATGCGGCAAGGACTTTCCCTGAAGCTGCTGCGGAATACATGAATCCGTACACCAAGGCGGTTGTTGAGCAAATCGCAGATGTTGGTGTAAAGCAACTTCAGGAAAAGTATCTCCCGGCGGTAGGCGAAGAGTTTATTCGCTCTGGTCAGTTTGGCGTGGGTCCGGGCAGCACCCGTATGGGAGAGTTTGGCGCTCGTGCCCTGCGTGATGTCCAGCAGTCCGTTTTGGGTGAGCAGAGCAAGGCGTTGCAGGCTGGTTATGGTCAGGCAGCGGACATCTTTGCTAGAGACGTTGAGCGTATTTCTGGCATTGGCGGCAAAATTGGTCAGTTGACGGGCGACGACGCTTCTCGACTTGCTGAAATTGGCAGGGCTGCGGGCCAGTTGACTTCGGCAGACGCTGAACTGTTGAGCCGTATTGGCAGTACTCGTGGCGAGCTGTCGCTCAAGGATGCTGAGAACCTTCGGGCTCTTGCTGATAAGTATATGGGCGCTGCCGAGACGGAGCAGGTTCTGGGTGGTCGCGAAGCCAAGACTTACATGGACATTGGCGAGAAAGAGCGCGAGATGAAGCAGAAGAATCTGGAACTTGCTTACAAAGACTTCCTTGAGCAGGAGAAAGATCCGGAGCGCAAAATTGCTTTCATGGCTGAAATCCTTAAAAGCATTCAGTTGCCGCAGACCACGGTGGTTGATGCAACCACTACGCCGGGATCTCCGGGTGAAGATCCACTGATTAAAAAGATCATTACTGGCGGCGCTGGTGTTAATGAGATTTTAGAACTCATTAAAAAGTACTTTCCGGACAAGGAAACGCCGAAGGGCGGTTAACGGAGTAAGTTATGCCTCTTTTTGATGAAGACGAAGAAGCAGGTCTTGAGGACGAACTTCAGGACGAGACCGTTGACGAGACCGCTGATGAAGAGGTTCCTTATGGGCCTCTTGACTCATTAGCGTCTATTGCTGAACTTCGCAAGCAGTTGTCCTCTGCTTCTTCTGAGGCGGAAAAGAACCGTAAGGTCCTTGAACAAATTCAAGCGGCAAGGCTCAAGTTGCTAGAGGCACCCAGCCGTAAAGAAGCGCTGATGGGTCTTGCGCAAAAGCTTGCTGCTCCGCGCACCCAAAACGATCCCCGCTTTTATGAGCGGCAGAACCTGTATACCTTCTTGCGCGACGTTGGCGAGTACGGTCAGGAGAGAAAGCAGGCTGAAAAAGAGCGGCAGGTCAAGATCGCTGCCATTAAAGAGATGGGGGCTAAGTACGGTCTTACTGAGGCGCAAAAGACTCAAGCAGCCGCTATGCGTGGCCTGACTTCTTTGGCTCAAAGG